TGTTACTGCAACACCTCCTTGCCCAACACCAACAGCATCACCTGTAATTGTTAGGGGTCAGGGTAGTGGTACTGGTAACCCAATACCAACACAAACACCATCACCAAGTACATCTTCACCAAAACCAACAACTAATGATGATGCAATACTATCTAATGCTGAACTACTACAAACTTCGTTCATTCTTAGAGTTGATTATTTGGGGTTCCTCTCCACAACAGATTTTTTACGTGGTACCTTTACACTTCCTATATTGAGTCAAGAATATCCTGCGAAGTTAACTGTTGTTGCGAATGGTCTTCTTAGTGGTATTCCTGTTGCAGATTTTACAATTTCTCCTAACACAACAAATACAAGAGGTGAATTCAAATCAAAGAATAATGGATGGAAAGATGTACTTAGTGAAATAAGCACAAATTCAGAATATTATTCGGTTTATTTTGTTGTTAATGTAACAACACCAAAACAAACTTATAAATTTACTTCCGTATTCTCAATTATTCCATTTGATTGTCCTAAACTTGATTACAGAAGAGATGATATTATTGACGTTCCAGATATGGAAATTATCTTAGATAATCCATGTTGTGAATGTTATCCAAATGGTACAAATAGTAGTAGACCATTCAAGTTACCAAAATTAAAATCAACTAATCCCTACACCTTAGAATCTGTAGAATGTAAGATTACAGGGTCAAATTGTTGATAATTGTATGGAATAAGATATTTATAATAAAAAATATTATGGACCTAAACACAAAATTGAATCAGTACTTAGGTAAACAGGCCAGAATTTCTCAACAAAACATGGGAAATGGTATGACTGAAGTATGTGACTTGGACACCGGAGATTGTTATGTAGTTCGTGAAAAAGACGGATTAATTGAAAGAGCAGGACATCAACATACGGCAAACAGAAAAGTTAGAGTAGAAACCCAACACGGAATAAAAACACTTTTAAACGGTTAACAATGAGTATTGATAAGAAAATCCTCAAGGAGATTGAGAGACACCATAGAATTAATAGATACATAAGTGAACAGGTGGCACCTGAGGGTGATTTACCACCAGCACCTGAAGTACCTGCAGCGCCTGAAGCGGCATTACCACCGGCACCAGAAGAACAATCGGGTGTTAAAATTGATGTTGCTGCGGACAAAGATGTAACAAAAATTGACGACGGGGGTTCTTCGGATGAAGGGTCTCAGGAATTGGATATTACTGACTTGGTTAAATCTCAAGAAACTATTGAGAAAAAACAAGACGAGTATTTTAATAATCTATTTGGGTATATTCAAAACTTAGAATCTAAGTTAGGTGAGATGGACAATTTAATGAACAGATTAAATTCTATTGAAACCAAAATTGAAAAGTATCGTGAAAAGACTCCTCAGGAAAAACTACAACTTAGAAGTTTAGACTCGGGACCATTCAATCAGAAATTATCAGATTTCTTTGATGATAAGAAAGAAGACTTCGAAAAGGCAGGTAAACATGAGTATGTTTTAACATCAGACGAGGTCGAAGATGTTAATCCCGCAGAAATCAAAACATCATTCAGACCAGAAGATTCTGAAGAAAAACCATTTAGGTTTTGATTTTAACAAAATTTTTACTATCATTAAGGTTGTGAGTAATCACAACCTTTTTTTTTATTTGACAAACCAAAATATATTAATTAACTTTGTACTAAACTTTTAACATTTAAACATTTTTAACATTATGACTTCATCTTTAGACGCAGTACTGGCACAGTACGAACAAGCACAGAAAAACAGCACAGGCGGTGAAAACCGTATGTCACAAGAAGAGAGAATGAAAAAGTATTTCGCTCTCATTCTTGATGAAAAATCAAATTCCGGAACTCGCCGAATCCGTATCCTACCCACCAAAGACGGTAGTTCTCCCTTTAAAGAAGCTTGGTACCACGAAATCCAAGTTGGCGGAAAATGGCAAAAATTCTATGACCCAGGTAAAAACGACAACGAACGCTCTCCTTTGAACGAGGTATACGAAGAGTTGATGTCAACAGGTAAAGAATCTGATAAAGAATTGGCAAAACAATACAAGTCACGTAAGTTTTACATTGTAAAAGTTATTGACCGTGACCGTGAAGAAGATGGTGTTAAGTTTTGGCGTTTTAAACACAACTACAAGAACGAAGGTATCCTTGACAAGATTATTCCTATTTGGAGAAACAAGGGTGATATTACTGATTCTGAAAAGGGTCGTGACCTTATCATTGAGTTGTCAAAACAAAAAACTCCTAAAGGTGCTGCATACACCACAGTATCAACCATTATGTATGATGACCCTGCAACAATTCATGAAGACTCTAAGTTGATGAAAGAATGGGTTGAAGATGAAATGACATGGTTGGATGTATATTCAAAGAAACCTGTTGAGTATCTTGAAGCGATTGCTCGTGGTGAAGTTCCACGTTGGGATAGTGATAAGGGTGGTTATGTTTATGGAAATGACGAACAAAATACCGAATCTTTCGGTGGTGGAAAAGCGGCAGTTCCTTACAGTGACCCACAGGCTAACTCAGAACCTGACGAAGACCTACCATTCTAATATTAATGAGCATGGACACTTACATAGACATAGTGTTCATGCTCTTCTTTTTAAATAAAAAACACAAATAGATAATGAAAATTAGACAATTAATGTACGAATCCCTCACCAAGAAGTATGAAAGTGAGATTGCCGAATCAGAAGCAACTCTGATGGTGTATATGGAAAATGCTGTTGGTATTGGAGAACATCCCCAACATTTGGAAGAGATGGATAAGTTTGTTGAAAAACTTGCAAACGCAAAAGATAAGTTAGAAACTCTAAAAGAATTCTACAGATACAATTATGGCAATTAAAAAAAATGACTTCAATTCGCTGAAGAAGAAGTTCTCAACTTCAGCAAAATACAAACCACAACGTTTTTTTGATTGTGGTTCTGATTTCTTAGATGCGGTTGGTTTACCGGGTCCGGCTATTGGACATATCAATATGTTCTTGGGTCACTCAGATACTGGTAAGACAACTGCAATGATTAAGACAGCGGTTGATGCTCAGAAAAAAGAAATTCTACCTGTGTTCATTATTACTGAACAGAAGTGGAGTTTTGAGCACTCGCGGTTGATGGGACTGCAGTGTGAAGAAGTTGTTGATTCAGAGACAGGAGAATTAGATTGGGACGGATTCTTCATCTTTAACAACAACTTTGACTATATTGAACAGATTACGGATTACATTAATGAATTGTTGGACGCACAAGAAAAAGGTGAGTTGGATTATTCATTGTGTTTTCTATGGGATTCTGTTGGTTCTGTACCATGTAAAATGACATATGACGGTAAAGGTGGTAAACAACACAATGCCTCAGTATTGTCAGATAAAATTGGTATGGGTATTAACCAACGTATCTCAGGTTCAAGAAAGGCTGATTCTAAATTTGAGAATACCCTAATCATTGTGAATCAACCTTGGGTTGAACTTCCTGATAATCCATTCGGTCAGCCTAAAATTAAGGCTAAAGGTGGTGAATCAGTTTGGCTTAACTCATCATTGGTCTTTTTGTTTGGTAATCAAAAAGGTGCTGGCACTACAAAGATTACTGCGACAAAAGACAAGCGAACTGTGAAGTTTGCAACTCGTACCAAAATCTCCGTAATGAAAAACCACATTAATGGTTTGGGTTATGAAGATGGTAAGATTATTGTCACCCCCCATGGTTTCTTGGCAGGTAAGGACACTACTGAAGAGAAGGCGTCCATTGAAACTTACAAGAAAGAGTACTCTGATTATTGGAAACAAATAATCGGGTCGGACGGTGATTTTGTGTTGAAGGAAGAAAAGGAACCAACCGAATAAACGTAACCTTTGTGAAAACCCTACTAGTTGATGGAGATAATCTATTCAAAATCGGATTCCATGGAGTCAAAGACTTTTTTGTGGAAGGCGAGCACATCGGAGGGGTATTTCACTTCCTCAACACCATTCGTCGCCAATTGGAAGATAACGAGTTTGACAAAGTTATCGTCTTTTGGGACGGCAAAAACAACTCACGGGCAAGACGTGAGTTATATCCTGACTACAAATTAAACCGAAGAAATGATATGACCGAGTCTAAACTTGAGTCATATCACTTTCAGAAATCAAGGGTGAAACAATACCTTGAGGAGTCTTTTGTTCGTCAGGTTGAAATGGAAGAAAACGAGTCTGATGACTTAATTGCCTATTATTGTTCAATTGCTAATGATGAAGATAAGGTAGTTTTTTCATCAGACCGTGACCTTCTACAAATCATTTCGGAGAGTACATCCATTTACTCTCCAATCAAGAAAATCAGTTATAATTTTGGTGATAAGATAAAGTTTGGTGAGTCCCATATTCCTCATCAAAATGTCTTTATTACAAAAGTTTTTTTGGGTGACAAGTCTGACAATATTTTTGGTATTGATAGACTTGGTGAAAAGACTTTTATCAAATTTTTTCCTGAGGTCCTTGATAAATTGGTAACAATTGATGATATTTTGGATAAGACAAATATTTTAATTTCCGAAAATAGAAAAGAAGTTGTACTACAAAATATTAAAAATGGAAAAACAAAAAAAGGAGAATTTGGTTCTGATTTCTATGAAATCAATTCACGAATTGTGGACCTTAAAAATCCCATCATCTCTGAGGAAGCAAAAGAGATTGTCACCCTCTACTATTCAGAAACATTAGACCCTGAAGGAAGGGATAATAAAAACTTAATCCGTCTTATGATGGAGGATGGTTTTTTCAAATACCTTCCAAAAGACGATGATGCCTTTGTTAATTTTATGAAACCTTTTACAAAACTCACAAGAAAAGAAAAACGCAAATACAAACAATCAAACATTTAAATTATGAAAGAAGAAGCAATTGTTAAAATGGAGTTCCTCCTGACTTTGAACAACAACATCGTGGTTCAACGTTTCTACAATGTCAAGAACTACAACCCTTCAGCCCGCAGGTCTGTTGAGTTGACTGATTTTCTTAAACACATTGAGGAAGTGTTGTCAAACGATTTGAAGATGAAAACGGTTATGTATCTGATGGACAACCAAGATGCCATCTTTGATGACCCGGACATCCTTAACACATCAAACACAGAGGGTCCTGAGTACTTTAATTTGTATGTCAAAATTTCCGATGAAATTATTTTACATAGAATTTTTGACGCCAAATTATACCCACCAAAAGTAAGATATACGGTTGATGTACGTCCCAGCCTCAAAAACATTTTGAAAGGTTTGACTGACATTTTTTCAGGTGAAAATTTAACTCATACCTACATGAGTTATGACCTAAGTCGGTAATATTTAATTGATACACGCGGCTCTATGACGAAGAATTTTGACTATCTCGGAAACACATTTCAAATACAATTACTCAACCAAATTATAGTAGATAAAGAGTTCGCACAATCCATTATTGATGTATTAGAACCCAGTTATTTTGACAACAAATACTTCAAGTTGATTATACAAATGGTAAGAGAGTATTACCAAAAGTATCAATCAACACCTGGTTTTGAAACCTTGGACCAAATTGCCAAGGCGGAAATATCGGTTGAACTGGCATTGAAGATTGTGTTGGACACTTTAAAACAAGTACAAGACGCGCCATTTGAAGGGAGTGTCTTTGTTCAAGAAAAGGCATTGAAATTCTGTAAACAACAGGAACTTCAAAAGGTCATGAACAAAGCACAAAAAATCATTGACCAAGGTGATTTTGAATCTTACGATACCGTTGAAGGTTTGGTAAGAAACGCCCTTCAAGTGGGTATCCGTGAAGGCGGTGTTACAGACATCTTTTCAGGGTTAGATGAAGTTCTTAATGATGACTTTAGACATCCGATTCCTATGGGAATTGCAGGAAT